TAGGTGTATACTCTCGGCGTTCCAGATGAGTCCTGACGAGCAGCAGGCGATCTACGCGAAGGCCGTGGAGCAGTTGTTACGGTTGAGCCGTGATGACAAAGCGTTCCTGCGGTCGATTCACATCAGCCCCGCATGACTGATGGTGAACTGCTGGCGCTCCGTGTCACGGCGATGGCCGGCCAGGTCCAGCGCGATGCGGCACGGGTATTCCTCACGAAGTGGGCCGATCCCATCCCCCGCTGGCGCAGTCTGTTGACCCTCGGGAGCCTTGGCCGCTGGTCCGTGATGAGGCGCTGGTAAGTGGCGAAGCGCCGACCGACCAAGGGCAATAAATACAGCGAACGCGTCACTAACGCGGATGACAAAGACTTCATCGAACTGGCTCGCAAGCGGTTTCAACAGGCCGAAGAGGCCGACGAACAGCAACGGGAGCGGGAGTTAGCGGACCTCCAGTTCTATGCCGGCGAGCAGTGGGATCCCAACGTCCGCAGCGCCCGAGAAGGTCAGTCCAGCAACCAGAACAGCAACAACAGCGGCACCGGCTCGGCCCCGGCTGTTCCTCCCCGGCCGACCTACACCATCAATAAGGTGCGAGAACCTGTCCGGCAGGTGCTCAACCAGGAGCGGCAGGCCGATCTCGGGGTGGAAATTGCCGCGGCCGATGACTTCGGCTCTGGATCTCCCGGCATCAGCCCCGAAGAGATTGAACTGCGCGAAGGGCTGGTCCGGCGTATCCAGCGGGAGAGCCAAGCCGCGGATGCGCGGTCGTGGGCGTTTCAGCGGGCGGTGATTGCTGGCAGAGGCTTCTACCGGGTGATGACGCGCTATATCCCCGGCCGGTCGAACGACCAGGAACTGTATGTAGATCGCATCTTCAATCAGGCATCAGTCAGCATGGATCCCGCCCATGAGCAGCCGGATGGGTCAGATGCCGAATGGGGCTTTATCGGCACGGATCTGCCCTGGGACCGCTACCAAGCCGAATACGGCACGGTCGGAGACGAGCCCAACCCCCTGAGAGCGGCCAGTGAGTCGGAATGGCGGGCGCTGGGTGATGAACTCCCCGGCTGGTTCACCTCGGACGGGGATACGCGGTCGGTGCGGATTGTGGAGTATTGGTATACCGAACGGGTGCCGCGCACGTTGGTCACGGCTGAGGATGGGCGCGTCTTCTACGAGGATGATGCCGAGTTCAACGAGACCATCCCGCTCGGCGTCGATGACAACGGCGATCCACTCAAGCGCAGCGTGCTCGAGAAGCGCATCAAGTGGGCCAAACTGGACGGCGTGCAAGTCCTTGAAGAGACCGACTGGCCCGGCAAATACATCCCGATCATCAAGGTCTTAGGCGAAGAGCTGCAGCCCTTTGATAGCGAGCGGCGGTCTGAGGGGATGGTGCGACCGGCACGGGATGCCCAAAAGGGCTTCAACGTGATGGTCAGCAAGTGGGTGGAACAGATTGGCCTCGCCCCGATTCCGCCGTGGATGGGGCCGGCGGGCTTCGATGAAGGCTTCGAGAACGAGTATCTGCTCTCGGCCACGCGGACGATTCCGGCCCTCCATTTCAACCCGTATGATGTGAACGGCAACCCGATTGCCCCGCCGCAACGGACGAGCATCACGACGGAGATTCAGGCCATAGCCGGCTCGGTGCAGCTCTTTGACCAAGCCATCAAAAGCACGACGGCGATTCCGGATCCGACCTTGGGGAACATCGATCCCAGCCTCAAGAGCGGGAAGGCGATCCGCCAAGTGCTGGACCAGGCGACCCGCGGCACCTCCCACTACCTGGATAATCTGTCGCGGTCGATTCGTTACGAGGGACTGATCCTCAACGATTTGCTCTATCCGATTTACAACCGGAAGGGCCGCACGGTGCGGACGATGAATCCGCGAGGGGAGACGCAAGCGAGCATCCTGCACAGCCCGTTCGTCAGGCACCCGGAGAGCCAGCAGCCGCTGCCGATGCCGCAGGGTGGGATACCGGGGCAGCCGCCGATGATGCCGCCTGGGGTGTCGCCGGACACGAAGCCTGAGATGGTGACGCTGACCCCTGATGCGACGTTCAATGTGACGGTGAAGGTCACCAAGTCCTACGACACGCGCCGGGAAGAGCAGGAAACGACGCTCAGCACCCTGATCAATGCCGAGCCGCAACTGATGGGGGTGTTTGGGGATCTCCTCTTCAAATACAACGATGGCCCTGGCCATGATGAACTCGAGGAACGTGCCAAGGCGATGCTGGCGCCGCCGGTCCAGGCCATCCTCAAGGGTGGATCAGCCACGGATCCGCAACTCCAGCAGGCGCAGCAGCAGATCCAGCAACTGACGCAGATGATTCAGGGCAAGGTGGCCGAGAAGCAGGCCGAAGCCCAGGCCCAAGGCCAGATTGACCTCCAGAAGCAGCAACTGAAAGGCCAGCAAGAGAAGGAACTGGCGCAGCTCGAGCAGCAGGGCAAGGAGCGGCTGGCGTGGATCAATCAGGTCGCCCAGATCGCGATTGCCGGGGCCAAGATTGACGCGGAACAGGCGCGGACGTTTGTGGATGCGGCGGAGAAGGGGTCCGCGAAGGCGCTTGACCTCCACATGCAGCATCTGGCGCATGTCCAAGATACGCAGCAGAGCACACAGGACCATCTGGAAGCCTTACAGCAGGCCGCGCTGGAGCATAGTCAGGCATTAGAGCAAGGGCAGCAAGGCCATCAGCAGGCCCTAGAACAAGGCGCCGTAGGGCATCAGCAAGGGCTGGAGGCGAACGCGCAGCAAGCGGCATTGCAGCCGGAACCGGCCGAAGGTGTGCAGTAGTGGCAACTGATTCAGAGCGCCTTGTGATGTGGCGGCAATGGGCGGTGCATGCGTTCAACTGCCAGCCCAACGAGCCTGACGAAGAGATGCAAGCCTATATCGTTGAAGAGATGCAGGCCCGCATCAATCGAGCCTTGCAGTCGGCTGCGCCTCGCTATGAAGAATCTGCGATGCGGCATGTGAGCGTGAAGGATTGAGCCTGCTTATGCCAGAGACCGACCAGATCGACGATACCGGCTCCCTCGCGGACCACGAAGCGCAATTCCAGCCGAAGCGTGGACAGGAGCCGGTCTCACCGCCCGCTGTCAGCGAACCGGAGGCGACACCACAGCCGGCCGTCACTGACCACTCTGAAGAGGCGGACGAGGCACTGGCCGCGACGATTGACCCATCCTTGGCCCTCCCGAAGCCGAAAGAGAAGCATCGCGCCGAGAAGGACAAGGCGCGGGCGCAGGATGTGCCCCGAATTAAGGAACTGACGCGCCAACTGAAAGAGGCGCAGGAGAAGCTGGCTGCAGCCACAAAGGCGCCTGCTGCCCAGCCGGACGCCATGCCGGTCGTGGCACCCCCCGCGCCGGTGCGGGCTGCAGCTAGCCCCGTGGGCGAGAAGTTCAGCTATCCGACGTATGACGCGGCGGTGGCGCAGAATCCGAATCTGACGTGGGATGACTGGAACGACGCCAAGGCGGAAGCGCGGATGGAGTGGCGAGACCAACGGAACTCGCAGTTACTGCAGATCCATGCCCGTGAACAGCAGGAACTAAACGCTCGGCAGGGGGAATTGAGCACGTTCTATACGCGCCGGGATAGCTACCTGCAGGAGCATCCGGATCGGGCGCCCTACTTCGATCCGAATCGCTTGGCGCAAGTGCCAGCCACGCCAGTCATGGAACGGTTGCTCAAAATTTCTCCCAACGGGCCGGAACTTCTGTATACTCTGCAGCAACGGCCTGAACTGCTCAACGGTTTAGTGCTCCTCACTGACGGGAAGCCTGCCAGTGATGGTTACGTGGGACTCGCCACGCAATGGCTTCAAGCACAGCTTGTGACCGGGAATACCGCAGCGGTCCCTGCTGAAAAGACACGTCAGCCTCCTAGGCCGCCCACTGCGGTGCGGACGGGGCCACTGAAGACCGGACAAGAGCCGCCCGGTGAAGGTGCCTCGCTCGCTGATCACGAGGCGTTCTACAACACCAGACGACGCTGATTCGGTCATCCCCGTAAAGGGTTGACATGAATACCTTTATTTCGCCTAGTTGGATAACTAAGGACGTCGCAGTAAACTTTAAAAATTCTTTAAAGTTTCTTTCGCAGTTTGATCGCACGTGGGACTCGAGCTGGGAGAACAAGCCCCAGGGCGCCCAGATCGGCTACACGACCCAGGTTCGCATCCAGCAGCGCTGGCAGGTCTCGGAAGGTCAGGCCCTCGTGCAGCAGCCGATCTTCAACCAGACGGTCCCGCTGACCATCAACCATCAGTTCCAGATCGGCATGGGCTGGTCCTCCGCGGATGATGCCCTCTTGGTCGAAGAGGTGCAGACCCGCTACACCAAACCAGCCGGACGCGCCCAAGCGTCGAATTGGGATGCGGTCGCCGGACGCGAAGTCTACAAGTCGGTGTATTTCAGCAAGGGCACGCCGGGCACGGCCCTGACGAGCAATCAGAGCTGGACCGATGCAGTGGCGCTGCTCGATAACGTCGCGGTGCCGGATGACGACCTCTGCGCCGTCATTGACCCGCTGACGCGCAGCAACCTCCTGAATGCGAACTTCGCGCTGTTCCAGCCCAAGAACGACTACTTCAAGACCGGGCAGTTCGCGGATGAGGCGCTCGGGATTTCGGCGTGGTATACGGACCCGCTGATGCCGACGCACACCACGGGCACGTTCACCACGGCGACCCCGATCACCACGGCCGGCGCCCAGACGGGCTCCAGCCTGACGGTCTCGGGCATGGGCACGTATGCCCTGAAGGCGGGCGACGTGTTCAAGTTCGCCAGTGGCACGGCCGTCAATGCGGTCAACCCCGTGGCCTACACGGATACCGGCATCGCCCAGCAGTTCGTGCTGACGGCGGATGTCTCTGGCACGACCACGGCGACGCTCAGCATCTCCCCGCCGATCATCACCTCGGGACCGCTGCAGACGGTGACGGCGTCGGCCGATAACGGCGCGGCGCTGCTCTTCCAGGGCGCGACGGGGATTGCCTCGGCCACGCTGGCGGCCACGGCGTCACGTCAGTCGTTTGTGTTCAATCAGGCGGCGTTCGCCTTCGTGATGGCGGATCTGCCGGAACGCCTGCCCGGCGCGATGGCCAAGCGAGTCAACAGCGCGGAAGAGAAGCTGTCGATGCGCTGGGTCGAGCAATACAACATCCAGACGGACCAGTTGCCCAGCAGAGTTGACACTATCGGCGGTGTCGGCGTGATTCTGCCTTACTTTGCCGTCCGGATGTGGAGCTAACCCATGGCATTCACCACCACGACCCTCACCGCCGCGATGGCGGAAACGGACACGGCGATCAAGATCACGGCAGCGACCGGCTTTGTGGCCGGCGATTACGTGAAGATTGACGACGAGTTCATGCAGATCATCTCGGGCTACAACGGCACGGATCTGACCGTCAAGGTGCTCCGCGCACAAAACGGCACGACGCGCACGGCGCATGCCATTAAGGCCAACGTGGTCACGGCGCCGGTCAGTCAGACGGCGGTCTCGGATTGGACCGGACCCAATGCGGCGGTCACGACGAGCTATGCGCTCGCGGCCCGTCGGCGCAAGGTCATCTCTTACGGCGCGGCAGGGGCGATTGCCCTGCCGAACGCGGGAGAGGATGTCCTGGCGATCATCAACGGCACGGTGGCGTTTGCGATGACCCTGGCGAATCCGACCGCCGACATGGACGGCTCGGAGCTGCTCGTGGCGAGCAACGGCAAGGCGGCGCACACGGTGACGTATTCGGCGGGCCTCGGCAACGCGGGCGCCGGCTACACGGTGGCGACGTTCACCACGGGCGCCCAGCAGACGCTGGCGCTGATTGCCATCAACAGCATCTGGCAGCAACGCCAGTCGCAGTTCAGCGGCACCTTGACGGCGATCCAGATCGCGTTGGCGTAGGCTCGTCGGCGCGGGGCTGGTGACGGAGAAGTCACGGCCTCGCGCCTTTCTCTGAAGGAGCGACATGGCAGAACCAGTGCTGACGCAGGCTCGTCCGACCGCGCATCGCAGTGCTATTGGGGGGATTCGCTATTCGCCCGCCTCGCCGCACTCGGAAGAGTTGGCCAAGTGGGAGACGAAGCCCTTAGCGGATGGCTCCGTGACGCAGGAGATGATTGACGCGGCGCGGTATGCCGGCGTGCATCACGGCGCGTTTGAGCATCAGGAATACCCGAAGGCCATGCTGCTCTACGGGCAGACGCCGAACGGGATCCAGCAGATCGACAACCAGACGGCGCATTCGGAGGTGGAAGAGCGCAACCTCATGTCTCGCGGGTTTCGGATGCGGGCGGATGAGGCGATGGCCTGCGTCACGAAACAGAACGACGAGATGGCGGCGCTGGCGGCAGCGCGTGAGTATCAGGACCGGCGCATGTCGGCCACGGCTCGAGCGGAAGCCGAGCGGATTGATCTGAGCACGGCGCGGCATCTGGCAGAGATTCCTGCCGAACGTGTCGCCCCCAAGAAACGCGGACGCAAACCCAAGGCGGCACCCGCCGTCACGGAGGGATAGAGATGGCACCTTCT